AAAATATTGTTCCTAAAAAATTAGCATTATTTGAGCTTTCTTATCATATTAGTATGATATTTTTATTTAGCAATTTTTATAAAAAAACTTATAATAAAACAATTGATAATAAAAAATAAGGCTCTAAGGCTCTCAAATCTTGATAATATCATTATTGAAAAATACGCGATATATAGTAATAGTAATAGTAATTAAATAGTAAAAAAGATAACTATATAACCCGTTACTAAGGTAATATATATTAACAGCGATTCCACCTCGCGGTTTCTTGACAGATTGCCTTCTGTATAATATATATTATTATTCCGTTTTACTTACTATAAGCTTATTATTATAAATCTAAACAATGATTTATATTTTACACTTATAGCAATATGTTATATGCTATTCTTTTTTACTACAAAAATATATTTAATATTTGTTAATCAATTTTTAAATAAAATAGTACATATTTATTCTTAAAAAAGAGTACATAATCTTTAAAAAACTTTTATTTTTATAATTTTATATTTTTTAATTTTTTTTAAAGATTATGTACTCTTTTTTTTAATTGAATTTATTGAAATTAAAAATTATATAAAAAGATAGCTATATATATACATAGCTCCATAGGCACGTCACAACAAAAACTATTAAAAATGCAATCCCGATACAATAAAAGATCTAACTTTGATGAACTAAGAAAAAATGAACAAACATCAAGGGCAGGATTTGGGTGGGAAGATGGTGAAGAGGAACGTCTTCTTAATATGCGCGAAAACAAATCATCATATGATGATATCGCACAAGAACTTAAAAGAACTTCAAGAAGTATTCAGACGCGTCTATATCAATATATTTGTAAGCAAGTAGAGTCATCTGACGCAGATGAAAAAGAACTTCTACAAAAATATGATGTAACCGACGATGAACTTCTCGAATTTAAGAAAAAAAGAGACGAACATCAAAGTAAAATGTCAGCACGAAAGCGTCCAACTAAATATAATAATCGCGAAAATACGCGCCCATATATTCCTTATGAAACGCGAAATGTTAATTATGATATTCGCAATGAACTTAATGTTCTGCGCCAAGAGGTTCGCGAACTTCGCCAAGAAGTCCGAGATCTTCGCGATTCTAGTTCTTAATTATTCATTAGCGAAGTTAATATAGATGCTACGCTTAAGAAAGCATCTATTTTATTTAATTCACTTTTCAAAACATCATTATTTTTATCTAAATCAATTATTAATGTATCATTTTTAGTTGATATTTGTATATGCTTTACATTAGATACATCAATATGTATATTTGATAATATTAATTTTTTTGCTATTAATTCTCCATTATCAATTATAGTATTATTATGTTTTAATATTAATACATCCTTATTATTTACAGATGATATATATGATGTGTTAATTATATTTCCCACGTTATCAATAATATTGTTAATGTCTATCGCTGAATTACTACGCTTCAATGTTTTTTTTACTTTTCTAATGCTTAATAAATAATTTTTATAAATAAACTTCTGATTATCATCAAGCAATTTTTTATCATTAACATTTAGTGTCATAATTTTATTATTACGAGTTAATTGTGTAAATTGAGGAGGAATATTAATATACCCCATTGTTATTTTCACAAATAGCAAGAAAACCGCAACGTAATATCTCATATTATATGTTGATATATTACAATCTATATATACATAATCAATTTTTTATTCTAAATTTATATATGCGCCCTTTACTCTTTTTCTCATTTTGGGCCTTTCGTATTTCATATTTACTTAATTCTCCGAATGTTAATGGTGTTTCTTTTGTTACCCTTTTTGTTGGTCTATAAATATCTATATTTTTACTATATCCAACTTCCCCCCTCTGATTTTTCCATTCCTCTTTAAACCATCTGGCTAGCCCTTTTTTTTCCGTCCTCTTACCCGTATAAGAACTATCATTACCATATTTTTTATTATAAGCTTTCTTATATTCTTTTACTAATATCCCACTTCTATATGCCGAATGTTTTGGATATTTCTCATAAACCCCTTTTTTAATTTTATTATACAAAACCATATCCTTTGGCAAATTATCCATTTATTTCTATATATTTAAAACTATTTAAAAATTGATTATCGTCTATAATATATTGTTTATACTATTATCAAATATGAACGAGGATGAATTATGGGAATTATTTGACGAAGTCAAAAAAGAGGATAATATTGATAATAGTATAGATGATAAAAACACTATAAAATGTTATTGCGGATGTACTGAATTTATAAGTGAAGACAATATGAATATTTGTAGCAAGTGTAGCTCCATTGTTTCAAATGTTATTGAAAATACGGCAGAATGGAGATTTTACGGAAATGATGATAATCGTGATGGTGACCCTTCAAGATGCGGCATGCCTACTAATAATTTATTACCTAAATCCTCGATGGGTTCTATGATTGGATGCGGATACAAAGATAATATAGATATACGACGAATAAGAATGTTTCAAATGTGGAATAGCATGCCATATGACGAAAGAACATTGTGGAATGTATTTGATAAAATGACCGCAAATACTATAAATAATGGTATTCCTCAAAAAGTCATAGATAACGCAAAAGTGCTATATAAAAAAGCATCTGAAAAAAAAATATCACGTGGTGATAATAAAGAAGGATTAATAGCATCTTGCATATATCATTCTTGTTTACTTAATAAAATCCCGAAAAGTTCTAAAGATATTGCCGCTATGTTTAACATATCGCACGTAACTTTAAATAAAGGTAATTCGCGTTTTCAAACTTTATTACAAATAAATGTTTCTTCTCCCGATCCTATAGATTTTATTTCGCAATATGGTAACAATCTTAATATGTATATAGGTGATATTAATAAATGTAAAGAGCTTGTTAAAATAATTGAAGATAATGAAATAATGAACGATAATTCTCCTACATCTTCTGCGGCAGGTATTCTATATTATTATTCAGTTGTTAAAAACTTAGGATATAGTAAGAAAAAATTTGCTAAGGCTTGTAACGTATCGGAAGTTACTATAGTAAAATGTTATAAAATTATAAATAATTATCACGATTTCATAATTAAAAATAGCGACGTATTTACATAATTATATCACATTATATCACATTATATCACATTATATCACATTATATAACCAAATCAGCATAACATATAAACACTAAATATTTTTTATATTCAAATATTCGTTTATAATAGATTAAAATAAATAATATTATATTATAAATGTTGTTATGAATAATGAATTATATACATCAATAACAAATGGTGATATTCAAAAAAGCATATTATTAGCAACAAAGATTATATTTTTATATGAAGAACCTGAAAAATTGGAATACGTTTACGTTGATATATGCTCTTATATTGGAACTTTTGTATATTTAAAAGATATTAGTAAAGTTATTGATATATATCAAAATACTATTTTACTAATAGAGTCTGAAAAAATCAATATCAAAGACGTTTATATTTTATTAACAAAAATGTGTATAATATGTGATATATATAATAAACACCCTACTGCTAAATGTAATAGTATGTCTTTGTTAGTATTAAAATCTAAGATATCACATATTATCAATAGCAATGAAATGAAATTATCGCAAAACGGAGTTATAAAATTTGAAGGTATACTACCTCCACAGGATAATGAAAATTACTCTATCGCACTCAAAATCATATCAATTATAATTAAAAATATTAAAAGTACCGATGATATATCTGTAGATGATTTAGATAAACTAACAAATATTTCTAATGATTTGCGACTTGTTATTGAATATATTTTGAGAAAAAAATTAAAATTTGAAACGAAGTTTAATAACAGCGACGATGATGTTGTTTGGTTTTTATGGGGTGTATATAGTTTATTATACAAAGAAGATTATGTTGATAATGCTTATTCACTTTTTAATTATGAATATAAAAAGAAATATAGAAATACAAGAACTGGTCTCTTACATTCTATGGCATTAATATGTATATATACCCATAAAAAGGATGCTTCGCCCGGATGGAGTTCAAAAGAAAGAGATGTAATAAATAAAATAAGCGATGTTTCTATAGATTTATACAAGGAAATTAAAAGAGATATTATTAAAGAAAATCCAGATAGATTTGAAAAGCCAAAGAAAAAAAATGAAACAGAACATGACGGCTTAGAATATATTTATAAATATATACCCGAAATAAATAATGAAAATAAAGAAATGACAAATGCGGCATATACATTGTATCCAAAGAGTACAAGCGCAAAAACTATTGAAGGCGTTAACGCAAATGATAATTCGCGTATAATATTATATTAAATTATATTTCAATATAATATCTTGCTTTGATATACTATATGCCCCTACGTTATTTTTAAAATTATATTTTATTTTATTCATCATATGTAACTTTTTTTCTAATTGTGATTTATCTTTTATATTTGTTTTAATAAACCAATTAGTATTTTCATTGTCATTATCTTCGCATATTTTGGCTCTCCCCGCACTAAATCCAACTCTTTTTATAGATATATCACACTCTGATTTTTTACAGAAATTATACCAACCTGCGGGTATTAATTTTTTATTAACCTTTCTTTTATAATCTCTCTTTTCCCATATTTGGAATGTTGTTTTAATATTTACTATTTCATTATTTTTTTTAAATGAATAATCGGGCATATTTTTATTATATATTAAATGATAATTCATGGGAAAAGCTTTCTTAAAACTTGCTTTATTAAAACTTATAGGTAATATAAATGCGATCGTTTTAGCATTTAGATAAGCACTATGTTTTATGAATTTAATTGCTATACTTGATTTATTACCAAATGGTGGATTTCCAATAATATGTATATTATTAATGTCTTTATTTATATCATCTATCTTAACTTTTAAAAAATCACGTTTAATTATATCATTATGTTCGGGTTTAATATCGTAAAATATATAATTACTTGATAATTTACTAATATACTTAATAAACGCGCCATTCCCCGCACTCGGTTCTATTAATAAATCATTCTTATCAATTTTGACATAGTTTTTTATAGCTTTATAGCACAACAATACTGATTTTTCTATAGTATAATACTTATAATAATTATCATTCATTATTTAATTAATAATTATATAAAGTTTTAGACTTTTTTATTATTAAAATGATAAATACTAAATATTTTGATACTTTGGATACACCAGAGAAAGTTTATATATTAAGTTTAATTTTATTAAATTTAAAAGAAAAATATAATGATATATCTTTAAAATCAGAATTTACAATATATCGTGTAGATAAAGGAGAAAATAAATCAGCTACATATAACAATTATATTAAGTCTAAAAAGAAATATAGTAATATTAAATATTTTCACAATATTAACAATATCATAAATATATTGGAAAAAATAGGTGATGTTAAAATTAGCGAATATAACAATATTGAATTGACTATAACATCTTCATGTTTAATTAATGATATTATTAAACATATTGGTGATATTAAATTGGATTCCATTTATAAACAAGATTTAACTAATTTTATTGATATGTTACATAATATATCCAGTGATTACTCAAATCAGTTTATTAAAGCATATATAGAGGTATATGGAAATATAATTGGTAAATCGCTATATGTGGTATTTGATAAAGTAGAGAATTTCTTAAAAATAGGGAAACTATATAATATCCCATATATAGTCGAGCAAGGAAAAATTGGATATACTATTGAATATCGTAATTCGGATATGCTTGATTTTTTGGGAAAAATATACTCTCCTTATGGTAAATCATTGTATATTAATTACAACATTTATAATTTTAATAATAATGATAATTTACCTATCCTAAAAGTATTTAAAACCGATTGTGATGCGGTAATACCAGCTAAAGCATCTTATAGTGATACTGGTTATGATTTAACAATTATTAAAGAATATAAAAATTTAGATAGTGGTGTTATTTTGTATGACACGGGAATTAAATTAGATATTCCAAATGGATATTATGTTGAAATTGTTCCACGTAGTTCTATAAGTAAGTCTGGATATATGCTAGCGAATAATATCGGTATTATAGATCAGAGTTATAGAGGTAATCTTTATGTAGCTCTAATAAAAATAAATAAAGATATGCCCGATATTCAATTGCCTTGTAAATGTTGTCAAATAATTTTTAAAAAGCAAGAATACGTTAATTTAGAAATATCAAGTGAAGATTTTAGCAATACTAATAGAGGTATGGGGGGATTTGGTAGTACTGGAAAATAATTTAGCTATATAATGGCGCTCTCTATATTTTAATGAATTGCTTTTATTAGCATAATATTTTATATACATCACCATTACATAAAATATTATATAAAATAAAATTAATTGAATAAATAGCATTGTGATAAATGTTATAATAATTGGTAATGCTTTATATTTTGTCGCGTTTATATTAATTTCATAATAATCCAAAAATATAAACCACATGTCATTAAGATAAACATTATTCTTAAACAAATTATAAAGAGAGTTTTTACATTCTTCAATGAGGTATTCTTCATCATAATATTGTGCCATGTAATATAGTAATATTATAGAGAATGCTGTCTATCATTTTTTAGTAATCTTATTAATTACCTTATTATGTATATCGTCATATGTTTCTATAGAATAATTGGCAAAGAATGAATTTCTCGAATATGATTCACTACATATATATATATGATTAAACATTTGTTTTATTTTTTCTTTTATAATTATTTCATTTATACCTACATTCCATAAATATACATTGTATTTTTTAATAGGACATACTATATGCATCGTATTTAATAAATGTGATTTAATGTCGTTACCATATTGTATTTTGTTATCGCAAAAAATTTTATCAATATCTATATTATGTTTTGACACAGAATTTAATAATTTTCTATTTTCTTTGCTGAAGAACTTTAACTTTAATAAATTTTCTTTTGAGAATGTTAATATAAGTATATTTGATATATATGTTTTATTTTTTGATAATATATAAATATTATTTTTATATATTATATCTTTAATCTCTGTATTGAATAATATTATAACTCCACTATTTATCACATAATTATACATACGATCAATCAATAAGTTTTTTTCATCATCCAATATATAATATTCATGCTCATTATTTAATTCATTCGTAAATAAAGTTATCGCAAACATAGCTGATACATTATTATATATATATTCAAAGTCTTCAATATTATTTTTCAAAATATTATAATCATTTGGATTAAGTATAGTTCTACAAAATTTTATAAAGGTTTGATTATTTAGAGATTTTTTTGTTATCATTTTAGAGTTATTAATAATATTATTTAAAATATTTGATGTTTTATTATTATATTTTAACACATATTTAATATATTTAATTGAAAATTTATTTAGCAAATTCATATATGGTATATGATTTTTATTGAAAATTAAATAATTTGTTTTATTATCTATAAATACCCCTTTTTTTTCTATTATTATAATATCCCTATTATATCCACTATCTATACATTTAATTGCCGAATATAAACCTATAAAATTGCACCCTGCGATAATTATACTATTATACATATTTAATTATTAAATAATATCCAATATATTTTTATATATTCGTATACATACGTGTATATATACGAATATATATATGCGTATTATAAATTATAAATATTAAGTTAATATTAATTAATAAGAAATCTACTATATTTAATGATATGGGAAATACATCTTCAAGACAAAATATATATCAAGACTATCATAACTCCTTACAACATAATAATGTAGCTAAAGTAGCTAATTCGGTGAATTATGAAAACTCTACGAAAGATACTATAGATTTAAAAAATATAGATATGAAAAAGCTTAACCATTATGAAGTGTTAAATCTTAAAAAAAATTTTACATGGGATGAACTTAAAGACGCTTATAAAAAACTTGCTATAAATACACATCCAGACAAACCTGGTGGGAATAAAGATTTATTTAATATTATTACATATTCATTTAAAAAATTAGCAATAGAATATAAAAAACGTAATAGTGATCAAGATCATTACGAACTTAAAAAACAATCTACAGAATATTTTCATAAAATGACTAGTGAAGCAACTCCACATCCTAGTGATATTTTAAGAAATGGCGGCGATGAAGCATTTACTACTAAATTCAATAAAAACTTTGAAAAATGTAAGGTATATGATGACGATATTGATTTTGGATATGGTGAAAAAATGCAAATATCTTCCAAAATACGCGAAGATATTAATATAGAAAAAGTTATAAAAAAAGACAAAATAGATAATGAAACTTTTAATAATTTATTTAATAAAAATGTTCCTATTAACAAACAATTGGTAAAATATAAAGAGCCCGAACCACTATTGATGGCTAAAACTTTAAATTTCACAGAGTTAGGCAGTAAAAAATCCGACGATTATACATGTGCTCCCGAAAAATCTAAAACATTAGCATATACAGATTATATGAAGGCACATGATGGTACAAGACTTGTTGACACTTCTATAATAAATAATAATAAATCATTTAAAAATATTGAAGAATATAAAAAATATAGCGATTCTAAAATTGAAAAACAATTATCACAAAAAGAATTAAAAATTCAAGAGTTAAAAAGAATAAAAGAAGAAAAAGAAGAACTGATGCGATTAAAAAGGTTGGAAAACTATGATAAACGTATTGAAAAATCATATAATAAGGCTAATAAATTATTTTTAAATTAGTCTATTATTCTATTTTCTGTTATTTGTAAGTGTCGTGCGCATATCTCTGCTACCATCCTTATTCACAAATTGAGGCATATTATAACGTTTATCTTTTGTCCCATCCGCCTTTGTGGGTATTTTTAAATCTGTTGTTCCTCTCTTAGTTGTCTGAGTATTTGCTGATTTAGGTGGCATATCTTTTATTATAATAAAAATAAAAGAGCACATAATCAATTTTTAATTTTAGAGTGTATGAAATCTATATTTTTCTCTGTATCTTCCCAGCCTTGCTGAAACAATTTTCTTGATTTATCTTTATCTATATATAAAAAATTTTCTGGTGAAAAAGTCCTACCCCACATATTTCTATGTATTATTATGTTATTAACATTTTCATCATCAGTTAATTTATCTTTTTGATTTTTATAATTATATTTAATATCCCCATCAATATAATGAGAACCCTTATATTCTCTCGAAAAGCTATTGCCTGATAAATATGGTAAATACGAACTACATAAGCAAAAATTAATTAAATCGTCTATATTATCAAAATTACTTTTTTTTTCTACATCCATATTAAAAAAATTACCTACTATTTTTGTAGATATTATTGATATCTTATTTAAGTTTTTAGCATCTCTATTTTTATAACGATTCTTTAAATTATTTTCTACATTCTCTTGAAACGTTTTCATGTCATTCTGTAATTTAATATTTGTCAATTCTCCACCAATCGCATAATCCCATATTTTGTCATGATCGCTCAAATCATCTTCCTGTGTATATAAAAGAGAACACCATGCGCCCCCAGAAATACCATTTATTCTATAATCAGTTTTATCTGTTATATTTACATGTTTCTTAATATATCCAATAACACCTATGCTATATGGTAAGAACAACCCTGTTCCAAATACATTTATATTTATATACCCTGACGCGTTTAATACTTGGTTTAAAATGCTCAATGTTACGAGCAATACTTTTTTCATATACTTATTTTAATTTAATTTTTTATTTTTTTATCCATTTTGATTTTTCTTCAGTTAAATCTCTATTTCTCATATATACAAAGAAATTTGTAACTTCCACTATATTCTCTTGCGTAAAAAATGATTTTAGCTCAGCAATACACGATTGCTTATTTTGTATAACAGATAAAATAATATTATTCATTTGCTTTTTATATTTATCTGATATAAATGGCGGTTGGTCAATTAGCCAATTATCGCGCATTTTCTTATAAGTATCTTTATTAATCATTAAAGATTCTGTCATATCATTATCATAAAGTATATTAATTTGTTCGTCTACTATATTAATTGATACTATGCTATTTTCTATATTTTCCATTTAATATATTATTATATTTATATTTTTTATATATTTACTTAATAGATATACATACATAAAATGGAAAGAGGTATAATTATGGTTTTACATTCTGTAATTATAGGATTAATTTTATACATATTGATGGTATTTTTATTAAAACAAAAACCAGAAGTAGCTGAAAATAGAAGTATTTTAATAGCCGCCGTAATATTGATATATATGATTGTATTCGGTCACGGATTACCAAATAAAGTTAATAAATCATTGTGGTAATAATGACTCGCTTATAACTCATTATAAAATATCATATAAGCATATTTATTATTATTTTTGAAATTATCAACATTGGAAACATCTATATCATTATATAAATGATAATCGGGTGTATCATTATTACATATTGCTACATAATGCCCCCCGTCAATATTACCAGTATGTAAAGCCAATGATGATAAAGAATATTTTTTTTCTACATCTATGTCATTTAATATTGTTCCCTTTGTGAAATTTAATACATCATTTATATTAATAGGTTCATCGTTTTTTTTATATAAATCACAGAATCTATTAACAACTATTACTAATACTTTTGGCAAATCCCATATTTTTGATTGTTTTTTATATATAGATTTTGTATTACAATTTTCACATTTCCAGTCGTCGCATTTTACCTCTTCTCTATATAATTCATTTATCATTTCAACAACAGACATATTACTTCGTGTAATATTTAAATTTAATGTAATAAATGATTCAAAATTATATAATGTATTATTACAATTAAGACATGTTATTATATTTAGGTAAAAACCTTGTATACATGACTGATATTTGGAAACCTTATTTTTATTCAATTTAATATTATAATATTCAAATCTCTTTTTTAATGGGCTTTTATCTAATAATAGTTTGGCAAAATCATTATCTTTATTTATTACAATACCTTTATTTAATATGTCTTTAATTTTTATATTACTTATTCTGCCATAATATCTATCGTCTTCATTAATTTCTTTTATTATTTCTTGTGATAAAAATATCCACAATTCATATATATCAATTTGCTCTCCATATTTAAATATACCATTTAGTATTTTAAACATATTATTAATAAATTTGCGAGGTCTCAAGGATTTTTTCTCTTCGTGCATTAATACTAATAATTCTTTTAAATTATCAGTAATTCCATCTTTCTTTAAATCATATTCTAATATTATATTTCTAAGATAATGATTACGGCATATAATTTGTATTAAACTATTGATAGCGCACGTAGAACCTAAGTTTTCTAATCCTTGCATAATATATTATTATATACTTACGAAATCTTTTTATATCATCTTATAATAAAAAAATATATGTCTTTATAATAGATATGCCGAGTAAAAAAAGTGTAAAAGCATCGCAGAGAAAAAGTTCTCCAAAAAGCTCTAAATCAAGAAGCCCACAAACTATGAATAATTTTGATGTTGAAAACTTTCAACAAAAAATTAAAATGACAACTCCTCTTTCTCTAAATAACAGAGAAGAAACTTATAGTTCCTTAAAAAATGGCATAGTATTAAATATTATAGGCGGTATAGTTGCTATAATTATTAATGTAAATGCTTTAGTATGGTTAAATAAATTAGAAACCATAAAATGCGAATGTAGCGGACACTGGATGCGCGAATATATTAAATATTATTTATATGTAGCTATACCTGTATTTATAATAAATTTAATTATATATTTATACGCATTCGCGGCAAATGATTATAGCGTATTATTATCAAATAATAATCCTGTTATGTCTATATATAGAGGTTTTGTAGGTATCGTATCCCTATTTGGATTCGTAAATATATTTATTGCTATAATTTTTATCAATAAACTAAAAGAAATAAATTGTGAATGTAGTGAAGATATTAAACGTGAAGTATATTGGATTTATAATATAATATTGGCATCTATAATATTATTAGTAATAATATTTATGTTGATATCTATCCCATTTGTTATAATGGGTATGAAAAATAGATGAATAATTATAATATCTAATCAAGGTCTTCTACATTAGGTTCTTCTGGGATTCCACCAGAAGGCATATCGGGCATTCCACCTGCTGGCATTTGACTGCTATAGAACTTCTGCATTAGAGGATTTACCTTCTCCTCAAGTTCCTTTTGCTTATTTTTATAAGTTTCAATGTCTTCACTAGCATTGTCTTCTAACCATTTCAATCCTTCATCAATAATAGGATCAATCTCGGCCTTAATTTCATCAATAGATGGAGGAGAATTTTCATTCTTTTTCATAGAATTCTTAAGATTATACAAATAATTTTCTAATCCATTCTTTGTTTCAATCAATTCTTTTTGTTTATTATCTTCTTCTTTAAATTCTTCAGCTTTTTTAATCATTTCTTCAATTTGCTCTTTTGACAATCTGCCTTTATCATTTGTAATGGTAATATTATTTGTCTTCTTTGTAGATTTTTCTTCAGCGGTAATATTCATAATTCCATTAGCATCTACATCAAATGATACTTCAATTTGCGCTTGTCCACGAGGCATCGGTGGAATACCATCTAAATGAAAACTACCAAGAAGATTATTATCCTTTGTAAATCCTCTCTCACCTTCATAAATTTTAATATCTACGCCTGGTTGATTGTCTGAATATGTTGAAAAAATTTGCGATTTTTTAGTAGGAATAGTTGTATTTCTTTCAATAATTTTAGTCATTACACCTCCCGCCGTTTCAATACCGAGAGATAGCGGCGCTACATCAAGTAGTAGTAGTTCGTTAGTTTTACTATTTCCTTGTCCGGTTAAGATAGACGCTTGAACCGCAGCACCATAGGCTACTGCCTCATCTGGATTTAGCGATTTATTCAATTGTTTTCCATTAAAATATTCAGATAAAAGTTCTTGAAGTCTTGGAATACGTGTAGTACCGCCCACAAGAACAATCTCATGAATATCTCCTTTACTCATTTTAGCATCTTTTAGCAACTGATCTAGTGGTTTTAATGTTCGCTGAAATACTTTATCAGCAAGTGATTCAAATTTGGCACGCGACAATGAAGTATTATAATCAACACCATCCATTAAAGAATCCACTTCAATAGTAGTTGTTGATGATGCTGACAAATTCTTTTTAGCCTTTTCAGCAGCAATATTAAGTCTTTTCAATGCTCGGGCATTATCTCTAACATCCATCTTATGTTTCTTTTTGATATCATCGCATAGATAATCAACGATTAAATTATCAATATCAGAACCTCCGAGATGTGTATCGCCACCGGTTGATTTTACCTCAAAAATACCACCATCAAGTGTTAAAATAGATACATCGTGAGTACCACCGCCGCAATCAAATACAAGAATATTTTTCTCCTTTTTATCTCCTGTTTTATCAAGACCATAAGCAATCGCTGCGGCCGTTGGCTCATTAATAATACGCAATACTTCTAATCCAGCAATCGCTCCAGCATCCTTTGTTGCTTGACGCTGCGAATCATTAAAATAAGCTGGCACAGTAATTACAACCTTTTTAAGAGGATGTCCCAAATATGATTCAGTTGTTTCTTTTAAACGCTGAATTACCATCGCCGAAATTTCTTCAGGATGAAATGTTTTATCCTCATTTTTATATTTAACATTAATTAATGGCTTATTATTATTATCACCAGATACATTAAAAGACCACAATTTAATGTCTTGCTGTACTACTTCATCAGTATATTTTCTACCAATTAAACGCTTAGTATCATAAATAGTATTTTTAGGATTCATAGTTGATTGATTTTTAGCAGCATCTCCTACAAGTTTTTCATTATCGTTGAATGATACATACGAAGGAATAATACGTGAGCCTGTCTGTGTATCTGGAATAATTTCAACGCGATCATTAATCCAAATAGCAGCACAGCTTGTAGTAGTTCCAATGTCAAAACCCGCGGCAATATCTTCGTTATTAGTCATTAATTCCTGATTTTTCTTATGGTTATAATATCACAAAATATCTTTATATATTTTTCATATATTTTTCATATATTTTTCATATACATTTTATATACATTTATAAAAAAAAGAGTACATAATCTCTTAAAAATATAAAAATATTGACTTTTATGAAAACTCTGTAAAAAAATTAATTATGTACTCTTTTCGTTTTAATCGTTTTAATTTATAAATTATTATAAATATAAAAAGTAAATAGAAACATTAAAAAATGGAGGTTGATCTTAATAATACATTCGCATATGATAAAATTATGTTACATATTGATTCCAATAACGGAACCTTTATGAACTCAAACGAGTTCTCTTTTTACATTAAATTTAGCGATACTATTAAAAATGCTATATCTATACAAATTATTGATATTACCGTAATAACAAATACACAATATACATCCGATGATAAATTCTATCTTTCTTTAAATGATTTTGATAGAGAAATATCATATATTAAACAACCTGATAATAATATTAATGAAATAAAATATTTTGCCATGATTCCTTATGAAGGTTACGTCGTTGATACAAATAAATATAAATCACGTTTAATAATAGCTACAAATTTCGGCAATTTTGCTTCATCATTCAACCACACTATAAATCCTGTGCTACAAACTTTAAATAGATTTGATTTATCTTTAAAAGACAAAAATAATAATATATATCAAAAATCTGATATACATAGCATTAAACTTAATATATGTATATATACCGTTAAGAAAAACTTATCATAAAAATATATAAGAAACATATTAATATGATATTTAAAATGAAACTTAATTTTATTAATAATTATAAGACCATATACTATAATTTAAATGTTAATTTTTATCTTGTTTTAAATCTTATTTTACCTATTTTTAATGATGTTATTATTAATCTTCAAAGTGAAGCTACTAAACTACTTATGAATGACGTTAAAACATTGAAAAAAATTAAAATTAATGATTTTATAAATGAATTGTCAGAATGTAAAAAGCTGTTATTAAACAACGAGCAAAATATTTATATTATTCAATATAATGATATTCAAAATAAAGAATTAGATTCTCATTTTATCTGTGAGGATACAGGCGAAGATGATACATGCGAAGATGATACAGGCGAAGATGATACAGGCGAAGAGGATACAGGCGAAGAGGATACAGGCGAAGAGGATACAGGCGAAGAGGATACATGCGAAGATGATACATGCGAAGAGGATACAGGCGACTTTGAAATTAAAGAATTTATATTGAAAAAGCTTGATTAGACATATTTTAATGTTAATCGTTTTTTCCATAATTTTTTAATATCATCATCCTTATTTATAATACCATAACATTCGCTACGCAATCTCTTTTTAATGTCATTTTTAATATCATTATTAATATACTCCTCATATTTATTTATATAATAAAGGTTCTCTGCTGCCTCCTTGTCATTATTTAAAAATATTTTATTTTTAATATATTCCAAATATAAGAAATATATATTAGTATCTAAACTTCCTGTTATGAACCCATTTTTATTATTAATAGAGAAGCATTCATTTTTACATTGAATTATTTTTATTATATTAAAAGTATCATTATTACTCAAATTTATGATACTTATATCGTAATAATTATATAAGTTAATATTATCTATTCTATAAAGCTTTGATAATATTTTATAATTTGATTTATCTACATAGTTGTTTAAAATATTTACTATATCCTGCTTTGATTTAATATATTCATTTGATAATATAGTAATATATCTAGAATTTTCACTAAGTCTAAAGCAACAATTCTTATTTTTAATAGTATACAATCTTAATGGATAACTATCTATGATAGGGTATTTATTCTCTTTTATATATTCCAAAACAATATTAACCATTTTATTATAATTTGTATTTAAACATAAACATTTTTTTACTACTATATCACTTTCTTTTGTTGGATAAACTTTATTTAAAATATTTAATCTATTGTATATTTTTTCCCATCTCCATCCAGATTGTTCTGGGCGGGCTAATTCAAAATATAAATTAAGCTTCATATATTCTAATGGTATTATCTTGTATTTATCTTTGTAATACTTTAATTTATTATCTTTTTTATTTGTATATTTTATTATTTTGTCATATATCTCGGGTTCTATAAATGTGACATCGAATATTTGCTTTCCATATACATATATTTTTAATGTTCCATCATGTTTAGCATATTTTATTTTAATAAACTTATAGTTGTGTTTTTTAATTAATTTTGCCAGTTCTAACGAGTCGCCATATGGATCTTTAGAATAACAATCATAATCATTGATAGTATATTTTTTATAAAATTTATATTTTTGTGGTAAACATAGATTTATAACAAGCCCTCCGTATAATATTAATTTTTTTTTTATGACAAATCTTGATATAATATTTATTACCTTTTCAAATTCGTGATATAGCAATCGCAATTGTTTTTCTTCAATTTTATCAATAATATTGTTAATATTATTTGATTGTGACATTTATATTTATCTAATCTAAATAAATATATTAAAAAAAACTTATGCTTTAATATAGTTTATTATTTTCCTATTATTAGACCTTTTTTTTACCCTTTTTTTTAGGAGCATATTTTATATTATCTTCAATAGTTTTTTTATTTAAATAAACCTTTTTACCATTTTTATTGATAATAAATTTTCCATCCTTAGGACCAGTATAAACTTTGATAGACCCGCCTTCTAAATTCATTAATTCAAATTGAGTCATTTTAAATTATTCTCTATTATATAAGGATATTTTTTTAATTTATTTCTTCATATTCTCTATATTCAAATTTGGGCATTATACTACCAACTTGCGTGTCTTCTATGGCTTCTTTTAATGGCGTTCCTTGAAATTCATTAGAATTTATAATCATAACAGGATTTACTACCTGTTTTGTACCATACGAACAAACATTTGGGCGATATAATGGATCGCCTCTATAATGCTGTTTATAAGCTATGGGGTTATATATCCTATTTCCAGATATATAACTCTTATCGTTTTTAATATCACTATATCTAATCATTCTACCTGTTTCTTTATCAATTACTAATTCGCTCTGATTTAATCTATTTGTATTATCTACCATTAAACTGCCATTATTCCATCCATCACTACTATTTCCACCTCCACCACCGCTTCCGTTTTCATTATTCCCGCTACTTATATCGCTTCCTTTTCCATTATTTCCGCTACTTATATCGCTTCCATTACTATTATTTCCGCCACTACTATATGGTTTGCTCATATCTTTGTCTTTGTCATTTAATGTAATATTGATATTTATTGCCTTATCACTATTTTGAATAATTTCAGATATATATTCTTTTGTTTTCATGTCTAATTCTTTACTTTCAATACTATTTGGCGTATTTTTAGTCGCGTCTGTTTGAAGTGCTATAGGGGTTTCTAATGATTTTCTTTTTATTACATCTTGTCTTTTTAATCCATTTGCTATTAATCTTAACTCATATAATACAAAATGATTATTAAATATTTCTAATAATTTTTTATCGGTCATAGTATATTCTCGCATTACAGCCGCTTCAAAAAGAGAATATTTATCGTGCATTAAAAATGCCTTAAACAAATAATCATTATATTGTAAATGTATATAACATTGCTTTATAGGCACTTTCATTTTAAATGGCAGCTCCTTGTTAAATTGTGCTTTATACATTGGCTCTAATTTATCCATTAGCTTTACATTTGATATTTGTGTAACTAAACCAGGCTCTATATCATTTGACTGCATTTTAACAATCATTTTATATTCTGTAGAATTATATATCTGTAATTTTAATTTTTCTTCATCAATATTTTTTTCATAAAAATCTTGTAGGTTCTTTCGCAATTCATCTCCCTTCGGTTGTCTATTCAATAATGACTTATATACATCTATTATTATAAATTCATTAATGCTATTTTGTGATATTGAAGACGCATCATCCTTATAACTACTTTCACTATAAGGCAAATAACTATCATCTATAGGATCGTTAATGTTTTTCTCTAAATCATCATTACTTTGCTTATAATATAAATATTGCGTATTAAGACTAAATTCTTGATTAGACGATTCAAACTCATAATCTTCTAATGGTCTATATTTATATATACTATCATCCATACTTACATTCGTTGAACTTGCGAATGACGCATCCAATCCCTTCTCTTTAATAGTATCATTATTTATATCTCCAATATTTTCGTTTTTTTTAATATTATTATCTAATTCATAATAAGGTTGAAACTTATTATTATCTACTATTATATATGAATCATATGTTAATTTACTATCACCTATAATATTTGATAGCTCTCTTCTCGTAAATAATATTATGTTTTCACCTTCTATATTTTCAAATGATTTTGCTAACACTTTTTCCTTTATTGCTTCCCTAATATTCACATTTAATATTTCTTTATAATTCAATGTTACATAACTTTCCGTCGTTGAACCTAAATTTCTCCACCTTAAGCCCATATCTAAATATATTTTAGTATTATCATAGGGTTTGTAAAATTTACCTTCAACATCTATATAAGTATCATAAGATATATCCTTGATATCAAGGCTAAATAATTCATCTTCATTTATTATAACAGGTGATACATATTTACTTTTTAATATTGTACGTAATTTATCATTATTAATTTTTGTTCCATTAGGCTCTCGTGTACCTACATAAATCCATTTTAATCCTATTCCATTCTCATTTTTTGTTTCAAAATGTTCTATATTATTTCTATAGTATATACTATAAACCTCTTTATTAAAGCAAGCTAAAAATACAATAAATAGTAACATTATTAATAGTATTATTACTACATTATTTTTCAAATATTTCATATAAGTCTCTTTATAATTTATCAATAAATTAAAAAGAGTACATAATTGTTATTTTCTAAGAGATTTCACATTTTTTATAAAAATTAAATTATTTTTAAATTATGTACTCAAAAAAATAATATAAGGTTATATTTACATAATATTGTAATAATAGTAAGATATTACCATAATATGTCATATAGTTCAAAAAAAAGAATGAGGATGTCTAGTGACGCGCATAATCAATGTAGTAGCGACGATGAGACTTCTGAAAATACAAATAGTGTGAATATTTATTCGCTAAATAATCACATTTATTTCTCAGACAGCATTACTCAAAAAACTGCTTTTCAATTGTGTAAAAATTTAAGAATTCTGGAATCAACTCTGCGAATGGATTCTATTAATACTAATGTTGTTCCTGAAATTTATTTACACATTACAACATCTGGTGGATGCGTAAGCTCAGCCTTTTCAATAGTTGATTGTATGAATAACTTGAAAATCCCAGTAAATACAGTAATTGAAGGTGATGTATCATCGGCTGGGACTATTATCAGTATTAATGGTAATAAAAGATATATTTCAGAAAATTCATATGTTCTTATACACGAACTGCGTTCTGGATGCTGGGGAAAGCTCACGTATATTGATGATACATATAAAAATTGTATGAAAGTACAAAATCATATTAATGATATTTATCTTAAAAAAACTAAATTGAGCAAAAAAATGCTCGCTACTCTTTTAATTAAGGACCTACAATTTAATGCCGAAGAAAGTATTAAAATGGGCATCGCAGATGAAATTTATAAATAAAATAATTTTAACATTAAACTTTATTCTTTTTATATAGTAAAAATGAAGGACATATTTTTTACAGATTTATATATAAATGCTATATTATTATTTTATATATTGTTCTTTAGCATCTCAATTTCTATATATATATTATTAAACGATGAATATAATACTATATTAAGAATTATATCAATTATTATAATATTTTCATCTATCTATTTATTTTTGCAAAAGGAAACATTTCTACCATTTTTGGGTACAACATTTATCCCAAACAATTTATTTGATGGAGAAAAATATCCCGAGGGTTCTAATCTAAATTATACTATTAATATGTCTGATTATGATGATGGAACTAAAGTTATATACTGGGCGTCCAATAATACTGGAAAAATAATACAAAATCCTTATGATGCTTATAAAGATTTTCATAATTCTGGAATAGCGATTGTTAAAAATGGAAAAGCAGAGATACGTATTTATTGCCCTGATAAATACAAAGTTAAAAATATGTATTTGTTGAAAAAACATTTTCATTATCGTATAATTGATAATAAAAAAGGATTCGTAAGTCCCGTTCAAACATTTTATGTAGATTGTTAATTACTATTTTATGGTTTTTGGTATTTGGTATTTAATTGTTCTATTTTTACCTAAAATTGATAAACATTTTAATATAATATTATTGCCAATATGCCACGCTACGGAACTCACCTACAATATGACATCGTTGACTTTTACGAAAACGTCAACGATAATGTTGTTCTCACTATTCACGATAACATCCGTGATAATGAAGAAGAACTTTCAAGAATCAATGATAAGATCTCACTATTGCTAAAAGCATCGTGGGAGACTTATTACGACAGCGACAATATTGGTCACATCGAACAATTCGCCAAGTTTCACGATGAAACAAAATTGCTATATGATAGCGATTATGTTATATTTGACTTGGATGAAAGGTACGTTACATCATCTGACGGGCTGGATTATCGCAATTGGATATACGAAAGCGAGATCCACGATATTTATAAGAAACTTATAGAAAATAAAAAAAAAGTTTCCTCTGTATTGAACGATAGTTACATATCATCAGGAGTGGCTCTCGCTCTCTTGCGTAATGTGTAATTATATATCTATATCTATGTGTTTTATATATTTTTATATTTTTATATTTTTTATATATTCAATATGCCTTGAATTAATTAATATGTTCTACTATACTAAAAAATTGATATAATTTTTAGTATATAGTTATTGGAGCCCAACATGCCCCGTTATTACTCCCACATTGAGAGTATGATGACCGATTTCTACAAGGAAAAGGATTACAACACGACGCTTCGCATTCACGACAATCTCCAGTTTAACGAATTGGAGCTATCTATTATTGAAGACTATTTGAAAATTTTATACAAAGCCCTCATGGGTGTTGTATACAAAAAAAAGAAGACCTTCTATATTGATTTTGCTGAAATGGTTGGCGAGAGCGACATGCTCGTTGATAGCGGATATTGTGTATTTGATTTGCCTCATGGTTATGTCATCTCTAAAGATGGCGTATCTGAGCGCGATTGGATTTACGAATCTGAACTCATTGAGTTTCGCAAAAAACTATTGGAAAACAAAAAAAAAATTGAAGCTGCTATATCTGAACTAAATGTATCTTC